CCAACAGTACCGCTACAACGTGGCTTGATGTGACACGTAGCGGAACCAACGTCAGCGCGGTCGCCTTCGCCGGCCCGCTGACAGTGAGCAGCCCGGCATCTGCTACCACGGCGGTATCGATCACACAGAGCAACAGCGGGCAGGCGGTGATCGATTTTAATTACACGAATACGTCCGTTGGTACAGCAACACTGCGCTTTCTCAATTCGAGTGCATCAGCTCAAAGTGAAATCGACTTCTTCGCTAACGGAACGAACGTAGGGCGAGTAAGAAGCGACTTCCAGGGCGGTATGAACTACATCTCATTCCTGACGACCGGCTCCCATAACTTCTGGGTAACAGGAGATTCCGGTGTCGGGCGTTCGTCTCTGACTATCTCTCACACCGGCGAAGTTGACATAGCTGCTCCCTCATCTGGATTCGCATTTACTGTTTCGGGTGACTGTGCTTTCGGGCTCAGCAACAACACGGTGCGTTTCAACGTGCCTACGCAAACACACGCTAGCGCTGGATCTGCGTCTGCGCTGCCGTCCCTGCCGAACGGCTATGCGTCATTCAACATCGCTGGGAACTTCGTGGCGGTCCCGTACTACTTCCTCTAAAGCGAATATCGAAAAATGGTGCAACTCAGTCCGCAGACGCAAGTATGCCTAACACTCACAGCCGCCGGGGTCCATACGATCCTGACCGCGCTGGGGGAAATACTCCACAAGGAAGCCGCCCCGCTCGAGGCGGAAATAATGTTGCAGCTCGAAAAGCAGTTTGCGCCCAAACCGCAGATTGAGCCATCTCCCGCGCCGGAGGCGAAATAAGCCTTGGCTAGCGCAATGACATACACGTCACTGATAGGCGACCTTCAAGCCTACCTAGAGCGTGGCCAAACAACAGACCCTGCGGTCTACAATCAACTGCCAAAGTTGATTGAAAACGCGCAGCGTCGAATTGCGCGCAGCGTCAAGATACTCGGATTCCAACAGGCCGTAACCAGCACGTTCGTGCCGGGCACAGCAGTGCTGCCGAAGCCCGATAGATGGCGGGAAACGATCTCCTTCAACTTCGGAAATTACAATCCGGTCATCCGCCAGTACACGGTAAGGACTCTGATAGTTCCCCGAAGCTATGAGTTTATAAGGTCGTTCTGGCCGGATGACACGGCCACCGGACAGCCGCAGTATTACGCGGACTACAACTACAACAACTGGATCTTCGCGCCGACCCCGGATCAGGCATACCCGTTTGAGGTGATGTACTGGGAGCTGCCTGCGCTGCTCGATGCGGTCAATCAGCAGAACTGGCTCACTCAGTACGCACCCGAGGTACTGCTGTATTCCTCGCTCCTCGAATGCACCCCGTTCCTCAAGGATGACGGTCGAATTCCAACATGGGAGGGACTGTACCAACAGGGTATGCAGGCGCTGTCTAACGAAGACATTCAGGACTTGGTAAACCGCGCGACACAGACGCGGCAGACGGTAGGCAGCCAGTGACAACCAGTTACACGGCGGTTTTCGGCGGCGCGGTTATTTGGCCCAGCCCGACCAACTATCAGAGCCTGATCATCCCTACCGGTGGCACGCTCGCGTTGACGTGGCCAACTGACAACTACCCCGCGAGCTCGACCATTGTTGCAAGAATCAACAATGTGTCGCCGGGTGGCCCCGGATGCAGCTTGCAGATGCCCAGCGCTCTAAATGTCTCAGTGGGTGAAGTAGGCATCTTCTTCAATCTCGGCGCAGATGCAGTCACCGTACTCGACGCTGCGGGCGGAACCATTGTCTCCATTGGCGCTGGTATCGCCTATTACCTGTACATCACGGACAACTCGTCCATCGCGGGCACCTGGGGAACCGTGCAGTTCGGTGCGGGTACGTCTTCCGCCAGTGCAGCGGCCCTGGCCGGGCCGGGCCTCGCGGCGTCCGGCGCCGTGCTTCAGCAGATCATGGCGGTTTCCGGCATCAGCTCCAACTATACCGCTGGTGCAGGCGACCGAGACCGGTTCCTGAATTGGACTGGCGGCGGCGGAGGAACGCTCACACTTCCCACGGCCGCATCAGTTGCCAGCAACTATTACATCCAGTTTCGCAACTCCGGAACGGGTGCAGTCACGGTGGCCACGCAAGCCCCGGATCTCATCAACGGCGGTTCGACGCTCAGTTTCAACGTCAACGATTCCGCCTTCATCGTCACTGACGGTATCAATTGGTTCACTCTTGGATTCGGAAGCATAAATACAAACATATTTAACTTCCAAGTGGTCAGCCTTGCTGGCCAGTCGGGCACCTACAACCTGCCCGCGAACCTGCAAAACAAAGTTGCTTATAGATTCACCGGAGCGTTGGCTGGGCCAACAAACATCTCGGTTCCGGCTACCGTTCAACAATACTGGGTAGACAATGAAACTACGGGCTTTGCACTCGGAATCGGCACGGCCACGCAAATAGCTGGCTCGACGCAAATCAACCTGATCCAGTTGGCGCGATACATCCTCTATTGCGACGGTGTAAACGTTCTGAACGCCGACACGCAAGGGCTATCAGTTCCCATTTCAATTTTGCAAGGCGGCACTGGTGCTACCACGGCCAACGGTGCGCTAGTGAACTTCGGGGGCACCTCGATTGGAATAGCGCTATTCACGGCGGCGAATCAGTCGGCGGCGCGGACGGCGCTCGGAGTGATGTCGGACTCTGACGCTGTGGCCTGGGCGATTGGAATGTAAATGCCATTTACTCCATTCACTCTGACGTTCGATCCCGGCATACAGCGCGACGGCACGGAGCTGTCGTCCAACGCTTACACGGATGGTGTGTGGGCAAGAATGCAATTCGGTCGTCCGCGAAAGATTGGCGGCTACAAGGTCATCACCGCACTGATGACGGATATCTCTCGTGCGCTGAACAGTCAAACGCAGGACGGCTCTTCATACATTCACTCCGGCTTTGCGGCGGGAATTGAGGTCGTACAGATTGATTCGAACGGAATTGCAACCGTTCCTTCGGACCGTACGCCGGTATCGTTTCCATCAAACGTAAACAACATCTGGCAGCTCAGCACGTTCTTTGACACGACGTCTGATAAGCAGCAGGAAATTGCGTTTGTTGTTCCGGGATTGCGGGATATCGCGTACGGCGCGACTACAGGCCACCTCTACGCAGGGCCGGTGTACACCACTACCGCCTTGACATCAGTGTCCGGGCTCGCCACTGACGCGACGGGCGGTATCGTAGTCATGCCGCCGTATCTCACCATTTACGGTAGTAACGGGCTCGTTCAGTGGTCAGCGCCCGGAACGCCGCTCGATCTAACGGGCACTGGCAGTGGCGCAGCGCGCGTCACCGAACAAAAGATTGTGCGCGGATTGCCTCTGCGCGGCGGCGGCGGCTTCTCGCCCGCTGCGCTCTTGTGGTCTCTCGATTCCGTCATCCGCATGTACTTCGTGGGTGAACCGGCGATCTTCTCATTTGACACCTTGACTGCGCAGTCATCGATTCTGTCTCACAACGGAGTGATTGAAAACGACGGGGTGTTTTATTGGGTCGGGCAGGATCGATTTTTCATGTTCAACGGTGTCGTGCGCGAGATTCCAAACGATAAGAATCTCAACTTCTTCATGGACAACGTGAATCGCAACTTCGCGCAGAAGGTATTCGCGACGAAGTGCTCACGCTATGGCGAGATATGGTGGTGCTTCCCCTTCGGCAATGCCACGGAGCCAAACTGGGCGGTCATTTATAACTACCGCGAAAACAGTTGGTACGACACGCCCCTGCCCAACGGCGGCAGAAGTTACGGAATCGAGAATGACATTGCCGCCGGAATGATCATGTCCGGAGTACAACTGTTCAACCATTCAACGTACCGCTTGTGGCAGCACGAGTCCGGTACGGACGAGATTGACGTCAACAGCGTCAACGCCGTTCCAAGTTCATTCACGACAGCCATTATTACCCCGGAGACGTTCTCGCAGCCGCGTGACGGGAACCTCCACATCGACACGCTGGAGCCTGATTTTGTGCAGGCCGGCGACATGACAGTGACGCCAATCGTTCGCGGCGTTGCGCGCAGTCCCTTCGTCAACCTTCCTGCAGTGAGCTTCAGCGCCACTGCGACAAACACATTGGAGCAACAGGTGTCCATGCGCGTCTCGGCCCGTCAGATGAAGTTGCAGTTTGCGAGCAACGTCACAGGCGGAAATTATCAGTGCGGCAAGACCATTGCAAACATCGAAGCCGATCAGGCGCGGCGCACACGCTGATGACTACGCACGCCGATATCGTCATTCCATACAACATGACGCTGCAGGACTGGGCCGATTCGTTCGTCCTGGCGATGGCGCACATGTTGCCGCTGCCTCAATTGGATGGCGATAGCGATTTCGAGCGGTGGGCTGCACAGATTGGTGAAGAGCCGATATTGGAGCCGTTCCGAATCCCGCAACCGCCCAACGTTGTCGAGTGGCGCGCTTGGGCGCTGCAGACGATCAACTCGCTGTCAACCATTGGGGCGAGCTGATGGCATACGATCCAAACAATCCACTGGGAAGTCCCTTCCAGGCGGCGCAGGGTGCACTCGGTGTGGCGCAGGGTGCGCAACGCGGTGGCGTTGGAGGCGCGGGGCAGATACTCGGTGGAGCCTCCAAGATTGCGAGTGGCCTGGGAAGCGCAGCGCCGAACTATGCAGCGACGCTCGGGAGCGCGAGCAATTCACTGGGTGAAGGCTCGAATGCACTGGGGATATACGGCGGGCTGCAGCAGGGCGGCGTTGGCGGTTATGGAGGTGCGGCAGTCAACGCGGCCCAGCTCGGGGCGCGCAGTGGACTGCTCGACAAGGGCACTTCGACAAGCCTGAATCGCACGGCTGGCGACCTGGGCAACGTCCTGGGAATTTACAACGGCATCAAACAGGGCGGTGTGGCGGGCGACGCTGGCGCGGCCATCAATGCTGCGAAGCTCGGAAGCAGTCTCGGTGCCTTTGGCGGCGCATCGAGCGCCGTCGGGGACATCGCAGGATACGCCGCGATCCCTCTCGACCTGTACAACGAAATCAATAGCTGGGAATCAGGCAACACCGGGGCGGATGCGCTCGCGGGTGCGCAGACGGGTGCG